AGGCGTGGAGCCGCCCTGCATGTTTATCCAGCAGCGGGGCAGCGATATCAAGCCTTACCCCGGCGGGCGCTGGCTGCGCACCATTCGGCTTGACCTGACCTATCTGCTGGACTATAACCTCGCAGACTTGCGCCAGCAGTACAACAAAGCCGCTGAGACGCTCGATTTCTGCATGGAAACATTTCCTTATTCCGATGGGACGGAGGCGGAAAAACTCCTGCATACCTACGAGCGCAGCACGGATATAGACGACGATGGCCTGCACTACAAGTTTGAGCTGCGGGTCTTTGTGGAAAAGCCTGTGGACGCTGTGAAGATGCAGACCCAGACCGTGAATCAGAAGGTGGACCAATGAAACAGAATAATACCCAATACAGCCGGGAAGTGCTGCTGAAAGACCCGCGTTTTGCGGGGTATCAGCCGGATTTTCTGGCTGTTGTTTTACACAAACCGTTTTACACCCTCGCAGAGGCTGAAGCAGCTGTGAAAGAATTTTGGAAGGAGTGACACCCTATGGCAGCAGGCGGAACCTGGACTGTACAGAACAAGGTGCGGCCCGGCATTTACTTCAAATTTCGCTCCAAGAACCAGCAGAATCTGACCGTTGGCGACCGCGGCAAGGTCACGATCTGCGAACCCATGAGCTGGGGCCCCGTTGGCAAGGTGATGGAGATCGCCGCCGGAGACGACCTGACCCCCTATACCGGTTACGACATCACAGATGCACACAATCGCTTTGCATCTATGATCTTCAGCGGCTCCAACCGTACCGCAGCACCCACCAAGCTGCTGCTTTACCGCCCGGTCGCTGCGGACGGCGCAAAGGCAACCGGCACTATCGCCCCGCTGACGGCTACCGCAAAATACTCCGGCTCCCGAGGCAACGACATCGTTGTGATCGTCACCGCCCTGACGGAACCTGCGGGCAGTTTCCAGGTCTCCACGGTCGTTGACGGTGTGGTGAAGGATCAGCAGACGGGCAAGACCGTTGCAGACCTGACCGGCAATGACTGGGTGGATTTCAGCGGCACGGGCACTCTGGCTGCAAATGTCGGCACCCAGCTTTCCGGCGGCAAGGACGGCGAGGTGAGCTCTGCCGCATACAGCACCTACCTGACGAACATTGAGCCCTACAACTTTGATTCCATGCTGTACGACGGCGAGGATGCCACCGTAAAGACCGCGATGGAGACCTTTATCAAGCGCGTGAACACCGAAGTGGGCCGCTTCTCTCAGCTGGTGGAAGCCAATGCCACCAACCCTGATACCCGCTTTATCGTCAACGTGTGCGGCGGCCTGGTAATGAACGATGGCACCACCCTGACCCCGAAAGAGGCAGTCTGGTGGGTCGGAGGTGCGCTTTCCGGCGCGACCTACGCCAACGACCTGACGAATGCCTCCGTTCCCAATGCGGTGGATATCGCCCCCAAGATGACCCACAACCAGTATGTGGATGCCATCAATGCGGGAAAGTTCGTGTTCAACGCCGATGACGGCACCGTCCGGGTGGAGTATGACATCAACTCTCTGGTCACCTATACCAGCGAGATCGGCGAGGTGTATCGCTACAACCGCACCATGCGGCTGTGCAACACCATTGCAAACGACCTATACAAGCAGTTCGCCCAGAGCTATGTTGGCATTGTGGACAACACCGAGGATGGCCGCCGCCAGTACAAGAGCGCCATCGTCAAATATCTGGATCAGATCCAGGCATCCGGCGGCATCCAGAACTTTGACGGCGAGACCGATGTCATTGTGGAAGCGGGCGAGGCAAAGGATGCCGTGCTCATTACGCTGGCCATCGAGGCCGTGGGCGGCACCAACAAGATCTATATCACTCTGGATGTGGCGTAAGGAGGAACGAAGATGAGTTATTTAATGGCCCAGGACACCCTGAACGGTGCAGAGGGCAAAATCACCATTACCCGGAACGGCCGCATTCTGGAAGCCGCAGGTATGCGGAACATCAAGACCATTGCAGGCATTCAGACTTCGGACATGAAGACCATCGGCACCCGAAAGGTGCAGAAAAAGGCCAACGGTGTCACCCAGACCGGTACCGGCAACGTCTATTTCGGCTCCAACGGCTCCAATCTTTTCACCGATATGGTGCTGAACTACATCGAAAACGGCGTGCAGGATCTGTTTGACATCACCATCACCAACCAGGACCCCACGTCCAGCGTGGGCGCGCAGGTAATGGGCTACTATGGCTGCGTGCTGACCGGTGATATCCCGCTGTCCATTCTGGACGACGAGGAGGCCATGCTGAACTACGATTTCAATTTCAGCTATACCAGCGTCAAGCGTCTGGAAGCGTTCAACGATCCCACCAACCTGGGCAGCAACTGATTTTAGGAGGTATTTTTTATGAGCGCACTTTCTGCATTTCTGCATCCCGCTGTGACCCGCGAGGAAAAGGAAATCATCATCTCCAAGCGTTTTCTGGGCGAGGACGGCAAACCGACCCCGTTCAAGATCCGCTCCCTGACCCAGGAGGAGAACGCCGCCATCATCAAGGCATCCACCCGGCAGAAAAAGGTGGACGGCCAGTGGCAGGATTCCATTGATGCCAACGAGCTGAGTGCCCGCACCATCGTGGAAGCTACGGTTTTCCCTGATTTCCGTAGCGCGGAGCTGTGTGAGCGCTACGGCACCAAAGATCCGGTTCAGGTTCCCGGAAAGATGCTTCTGGCCGGGGAGTTCAGCCGCCTGATCGATGCCGTGAGCAAGCTCTCCGGCTTTGATAAGAGCCTGGACGAAGAGGCAAAAAACTGATCTCCGGGGGCAGCTGGGATATCGACGTGCTGGTGGCATACTACTGCTTCGATAACCTCGGCTGGCCCCCGGGCAAGTACGATGCCCTGCCGGTGCGTGAAAAGGCACTGGTCAGGGCATTTGCTTTGCGCTCCATGGAAAAGCGCAGAGAAGAGAGCCAGCGAATGAAGGAGGCGGGACGAAATGGCTAAGATTCAGGAAACGCTTGTCCTTCAGGATCGGTTTTCCTCAACATTTTCGAGCTATCTAAAATACGCTCAAAAAGCGGCGGTAGCAACTGGCGTTCTGAGAACCTCTGCCAATGGAGATTTTTCTAAGGTCGTGGACGCTATTGTGAACGTGAACAGTTCTCTGGCAGATATGGCGAGGGCGCAAACTGATGTAGCTAAATCTATGCAAGAGCAAAAAGACACTCTGGGAGAGCTTGCATCCGCAGCTACAAAGGCGGCAGAAGCCGCACAGAAGGCTACCACAGCAAACAGAAATCACAAAGAGAGCACGGATGAAGCAAAAAAATCAGCGGATCAGCTGACGCAAAGTCTGAAAAGCCTTGTTGCGTCCTATGTCAGCATTCAGGGCCTGAAAAAGGCCGTTGACCTGTCTGACAGTCTGGTCTCCATGCGTGCCCGGCTCGATCGAATGAACGACGGCCTGCAGACCACCCAGGAGCTGGAAGCGATGATCTACCAGTCGGCCCAGCGTTCCAGAGGCAGCTTCACCGATACCATGGGGCTGGTCTCCCAGCTGGGCACAATGGCCGGTGATGCCTTCAGTAGCTCCAAAGAAATCGTCCAGTTCGCCGAACAGTTGAATAAGCAGCTGGCCATGTCCGGAGCGTCCGGCGCGTCTGCGCAGGCCGCGATCCTCCAGCTGGAACAGGGGCTTGCATCTGGCGTTCTGCGCGGCGATGAGCTGAACAGCGTGATGGAGCAGGCTCCTGCCCTCGCAAAGTCCATTGCAGACTATATGCAAGTCAGCGTGGGCGAGCTGCGCGAGATGGGCTCTCAGGGGCAGATCACTGCTGACATTGTGAAAAACGCGCTGTTTGCAGCGGCCAAGGACACGAACGCGGAGTTTGAAAAGACCCCCATGACATGGGCGCAGGTCTGGACGGTGGCGAGCAACACCGCCGTCCGGGCGCTTGACCCGCTGCTGACGGCCATCAACTGGGTGGCAAACAACCTGAATGTTGCGATTCCGCTGGTGGTCAGTCTGGGCTCGGCGTTCGGTGTGCTACTGATTGCGGCCAACTGGACGAACATCCTCGCAACGGCCACAAAAACAGCCGCGTCCATGCAGGCATTCTATAACGCTGTTATGGCGGCAAATCCTATCGCCCTGACTGCTGCGGCAGTTCTGGTGCTGGTGGCTGCTCTGTATGGCGGTGTGGCAGCATTCAACAAGCTGACCGGTTCCAGCATTTCGGCCACGGGCATCATCACCGGAACCTTTACAACGATGGGAGCATTCATCCTCAACGGTACATTGGTTCCGCTGCACAATGGATTTGCCGCATTTGTGAACTTTCTGGGTAATGCGTTCAATGACCCAATCACAGCAATCGATGTTCTCTTTTATGATATGTCCATTACCAGCCTGAAGTACATCCAGAACGTAGCGCAGGGTTTGGAAGGCCTTATCAATATGATTCCGGGCGTGGAAGTGAACATGACATCCGGAATCGATAAGCTCATCGGAAAGCTGGAATATGGTCGGAACTGGACCATCAAGCAGAACGGGTACAAAGAATATATCAAGCCGTGGGAAAACTTCGACCTGGGCAAGTCCTACAAAGCTGGTTATAACTGGGGCGCGAACCTCGGAAAATCCGGCCTTATGGGCACCGGCACGGGAGAGCTGGAGATCCCCCAAGCGGCAGACGTGAAAGACCTGCTCACCAACATTGACAAGAACACCGGCAAGATCGCAAAGACCGTGGATCTGTCCGATGAGCAGATCAAGATGCTGGTGGATGTGGCTGAACGCAAGTACGTCAACAACGTCAACCTGACAAGCCAGACCCCAATGATCACCGTGCAGGGTCAAAACACCGGCAACACCGAAAAGGATGCCCGAAATCTGGCAGACACCCTGCGGGACGTTCTGGTGGATCTGATGAACGCAGGCAGCACCGTCACCGTGCAGTAAGGAGAAAGAGATGTCCCTGTACAAACTTTATTTTTCCAGCGGCGCAACGGTGATCGCTCTGCCCATCAACCCGGAAAAGCTGCCGGAGACCCTTTCTGCTGACAACGGAACTTATAACGTGCTGGGCCTTGGCCCTATCATGCAGCCCCGCACGCCGAACCTGCGCACCGTGTCCATTTCGGGCCTGCTGCCCGGGCGGTGTCTGCCGGGCCAGACCGGCATTCATCTGCCCCCGGCGGTGTACATGACGTTCTTCACCACCGCCATGAAGAAAAAGTCCCCCATCGTCTACACGCCCGTTCGCTTCTATGAGAACGGCGTACCGTTCCTTGGGCCGAGCCTGGGCTTTCGGTGTCTTGTGACCAGCTTCAAGGCAGAGGAGCGCGGCGCGGAGACGGGGGATTTCTACTTTGACCTGAGCCTGACCGAGTACAAAGACTACTCCCCACAGAGGGCTGTTGTGCAGGGCGCTGGCCAGACCGGGGCTTTTTCCCCGGCCAGCATCGTTTCTGATGCGGCCAGCGTGGCCGCCCGGGCCGTTTCGGCAGTTACGGCAGTAAACACTGCGGCGGATGCCGCAGGCGCTGTAAAGCTCTCCCTGACCCCCACCAGAAGCACCCCCTCAGACAAGCTTGTTGTGGGGGCCAGACGGAAAGCCACCGGGAAAGTCTACGGCACCGGCAGCGGGGAGGAAGTTCTGAACAGCATCCATGGCCAGATCGTTGTAGTGCGGCGCATCATCGACCGCTCCCGGCCCTGCCCCGTCTGCGTGGCTGACACAGGCGGCACTGTTCTGGGTTGGATGCCGGAGAACAGCCTGCAGGAGGTGGAAGGATGACCTATGAGTTTTTGGCCGCTCAGAAAGCCACCGGAAACACCCTGAACCTGACCAACAGCATTACGCAGGTGGTCTGGTCTACCCAGCGCACCGGTCAGCCGGGCAAACTGACCTTTACCTATCTTCGCACCCCGGAATCCAAGCTGGAAGAGGGGGACGTGATCCGCTTTTCTGTGAATGGTCAGCTTCAGTTTTATGGTTGGGTGTTTACCCGGGGCTTTGACCGCTGGGGGCCGGTGGACGTGGTCTGCTATGACCGCATCCGGTATCTCAAGGCCAACGCCAGCTACTCGTTTTACGGCCAGAGCGCCGGGGACATCATCCGGCAGATCGCAGAGGACTTTGAGCTGGACGTGGGCGAGCTGGCCGACACCGGATACAAGCTGCCCTCCCTCATCATGCAGGACAAAAGCTGCATCGACATCATCAACACCGCCTTGCAAAAGACCCTGCTCAACACCGGCAAGGTCTATGTGTTTTACGATTCCGGTGACGGACTGGCCCTGAAAGAAGCCAACGACCTGAAAACCGATATTGTCATCGGTGATTACAGCCTGATGACGAATTACACCTTCGATTCCACCATCGACACCCAGACCTACAACAGCATCAAGCTGGCCCGGCCCAATCAGAAAACGGGAAAGGCGGATGTTTTCGTGATGAAGGATTCGGAACACATCGGGAAGTGGGGCCTTTTGCAGCTGTACCAGACCGTGGACGAGGCCGCCAACGACGCTCAGGTAAAGGAACAGGCGAAAGTGAGCCTGGAGTATTACAACAGGGTATTGCAGCAGCTCAAGCTCTCTTCTTTGGGCGTGCCGGGACTGCGGGCCGGGGCGCTGATTCTGGTGAACCTGTCCGACCTGGACGGCGAACCGTTCAAACAGTATGTCATGCTGGAAAAGGTGGAGCACACCTTCAAAAATGACGAACACGACATGGAACTGGAAGCAAAAGCACTGTAAGGAGGGAGAAGCGTGGATTTACTGGGAGTATTGCAGGAGATCAACCGGCAGACCAACGATGCTGGGCAGCCCACAGACCTGCAGATTGGCACAGTGACAAAAGCCCCGCCGGATGATGATGAGCTGGAGATCCAGATCAGCGAAGCAATGGCCCCGCTGAAGCAGGCCGTGCTTTACCTGGCAGAGCCTGTCATTGAAAAGAAAATTCCCATCCTGCGCCACCGGCACGAAATCAAAATCCTGCAGCACAAGCACGCAACGCCATCCGGCTTAAGCGAGGAAGCATTCACATCCCCACCCTACTTCACGGAGTGGTCGGCCCTTCCGGATGGATTTGATGCAAAGGTGCAGGCAGAAAATTTTGTGGGCTGGGAAAACGGCGCTGCGCTGCCTTTGAGCAAGGACAAAAAGTACATCATTTTGAACCCGGCCCTGAAAGCCGGGGACAAAGTGCTGCTCCTTCGTGTTCAGAGCGGCCAGAAGTTCATTGTTCTTTCCCGAGTATACGGAGGTGAATCGTAATGGCTACGCTTCCCACAGGCGCGTCCATCAACCTTTCCGGCGGCGTGGAGTACGTTTCTCAGCCGTCCAGAACCTGGTTCATTGACCAGATATCTGGCCGCATCACAGGGGAGTGCGATGGGTACGAGGCCGTAAAGCAGGCCGTGAACGTGATTTTGAACGTGGAACGTTACCGCTGGCAGATCTTCCGGCCTTACAGCGGCATGGAGTGGGAGGGCCTGCTTGGGCAAGACCCGGGCTATGTGGCTGCCGAACTGCAGCGCCGCCTGGAAGAGGCTCTGACCGTGGATGACCGGGTCACCGGCGTGAAGGACTTCTCTTACACAGTGCAGGGACAGGCCCTGACAGCATCCTTTACCGTCTCCACGATCTACGGCGAAATGCAGGCAAGCACGGAGGTGAACACCGCAGCATGATCGATTTTTCTACCGCACAGTACCGGGCGATTCTGGACTATATGCTATCCCAGATCCCGGATGACTACGACAAGCGGGACACAAGCCCCATCCCAACGGCTCTTTCTCCCGCCGCCTATGTCTTTGAGGGGTTCTTCCTTTCCCTGAACATGGTGCAGCGACAGGCGTTTTTTCAGACAGCCACTGGCAGAGCGCTGGATCTGCTGGCCCCCATCGCCACCGTTACCCGCAAGCAGGCCACGGCGGCGGTGAGAAAAGGCGAGTTCAATATTGATATCCCGCTGGGCAGCCGGTTTTCTACCATCAACGGCGCGGACAGTATCAATTTTATTGCGCTGTCCGCTCTGGGTTCCGGGCACACCTACCGCCTTTTGGCCGAAACACCCGGCACCATCGGCAACGACTACACCGGACCTATCCTACCCATCGACACCATTCAGGGCCTGACTTCTGCCCGGATCTCGGATATCCTGACACCCGGAGACGAGACCGAGACCGATGACGAATTCCGCGCCCGCATCGAAGCGTCGCTGAACAGCCGCTCATTTGGCGGCAATGTGGCGCAGTACGTGGAGGAGATCAAAAAGCTGGACGGTGTGGGCGCTGTGCAGGTGTACCCGACATGGAGAGGCGGCGGCACGGTGCTCTGCTCCGTTCTGGGTGCGGACTGGCTGCCTGCATCCACCGACCTTGTGCAGACCATTCAGAACACCATCGACCCGGTGCCGTACTCCGGGCAGGGGCTCGGTCTTGCGCCCATCGGTGCAAAGGTAACGATCACAGCCCCGGAGAAGCTGGAAGTTTCGGTCACCGCATCGGTGACGCTCCTGCCCAGCTACTCGCTGGATACAGTTCGCACCGCGGTACGGGAGGCGCTGGAGGCATATCTGCTCAATGTGCGGAAAAGCTGGGAGACCAATATCAGCAAGACCGGCATTGAGTATAGCGCCAACGTCTACACGGCCCGCGTATCTGCGGCCATCATCACGGCAGAGGGCGTGGTAAACGTGACAAACGTCCAGCTGAACGGAGCAGCGGACGATTTGATTCTGACAGAAACCGGCGCACGGCAGCAGGTTCCTGTGGTTGGGACGGTGACGCTGCATGAAGCTTGATCTTTCGCACGACCTGCTGCCGCTGCTGCCGCCCATCTACCGGGAAGTGCAGGACTATCAGAAGATCTGCACTGCTGAAAAAGCGGAGTTTGACCTGCTGGCCGGTTCCGTGGAAGGGGTCCAAAGCAACTTCTTTTTCCAGACCATGGACGAGGATTCCGTTGCACAGTGGGAAAAGGTGTTTCACATCGTGGCTGTCCCGGAAAAGGAATCTTTGCAGTTTCGCAGGCAGCGTGTAATGACCCGCATTGCGACCCGCCCGCCCTACACACTGGGGTTTCTGTATCAGAAGCTGGATGAGCTGATTGGCGCGGGTGAATGGACGTGCTCCATCACATACCCGCTCTACGAGCTGAGGCTTGCGACGAGCGCAAAGAACCAGTCGTACTACGACGAGGTGACGCACCTGATCAACCAAATCAAGCCTGCACACATCGTCTTTATCAGTATGCCGTACCTCAAGACCGGAATCCTGATCACAGAGCAGGTCGATGTGCAGAAATACGATTATCAATATCGTCTGGGCGGATGGACCCTTGGGAAAAAGCCGTTTGCCGAGTTCGGAGGATGGACGACCGCAAAGGCTGCTGCATCACCGACACTGACGCAGACGCTTCTTCTGGGCGTTGCCCACAGGGCGGCAGAGCTTGCCACGACGGCACGGCTCAACCGCGCGGCGACCGTGAAACTGCTGAAAAGCGTCATTGCATCTGCGACACTGCAGGTGGGTTCTGAAACGTTGATAATCTCAGGCGAGAATCTGAAGCTGGAAGCGTCCGTAGAGCCGATGGCGGACATTCAGACTGTCACGCACTACGAGATACTGAACGATGCGGGAGAAACGCTGTACGCATCGGACTGCTATTTCGGCATTACCGAAAAAACGGACGTGGACGTAAATCTCTCTATTCTGGAGGGGGCGGACACCGTGCTGGCAAACGGAAGCCGGTATCACTATCTTCTGGGCAGCTGGCTTTTGGGCAAGGATGCTTTCGCGTCACCGGGACAAAATTATTTTGTCCCGGTGACGGCCGCCACGCCCGCTTCTGCATCTGTGACCCCGCTACTTTTGGCAAGCCTTGCCTCGTATCTGGCGGATCACATCAACATGGTGCAGCTGAACGGCGAGTATACCGTTCCGAACCTCGCAAAGAGCCTTTCCGGTGCGGCAGTCACGCTGCAGTATGAGCTTCTGCCATCGGAAAAGATCACAAAAGTTTCTGCCATCTCCGCACAAGATGCGTTCGGAGCCGCCCTCACACAGGACGATGTTAGCATCGAAACCACGACCAGAACAAAGTTCAAACACACCATTATCTTCAAGGAGGGAACATTGCTTTATGGCGGATGATATCCTGAAAAACATTCCTCTTCCCGCTGATCTCCCGGAAAATTGGACATCCCAACAGACAGTCGCCCCGACCGGCGCAGAAGTCGGCATGGATGAACAGCACGGGTACAACTACCTTATGAAGCAGGTCAATAACGCGCAGAAGGCAGCAAAGGCGCTGAATGCGGGCAAAGCAGACTCCGTCGATCCACATGATCTTTTTATTCCAATTACGGGGTGGCAGACAGACACAGAAGTTGCAGAGTACCCGCATTACATTGATATTACAGCAGACGTTACGTCCACGACTGTGGTATCTGTCAGCATCGACCCTGCAAGCGCAGACGTAGCCGGTAAAGCTATGCTTGTAAACCCCGAAACTCGAACCGGAGCTATCCGTATCCGTGCGCACAACATTCCGACTGCGGAAATTTCCGCCCGGTGGTATCCCATCAAGTATGGTGGCCAGTTCTATGGTGACGGCTCCATCTATTCCAACTTCCTGCTTGCGGCACATCCCGTAGGCAGTATCTATCAGACCATCAGCCCGGAAAATCCGTCCGTAACTTTTGGCGGCGGCACGTGGAAAAAGATTGCGCAAGATAGGGCGTTAATGGGCGCAAGCGATACACATCCGGCGGGTACAACGTTAGAGGCTGGACTGCCGAATATAACGGGAATGGCCACGACAAGAGCACTAAAGAGCGAATATGAAACGGGCGTTTTTCTTACCCAAGGAAAAGGAGCACTTAAATCTACAGCTGTTGATTCGATAGAAAAATTTACCAACCTAATTGTAACAGAAGACGGAATCTCCAAATATGGCGGCTCTCTTGCGATAGATGCCTCTTTATCTAATCCTGTCTACGGCGCATCCAATACTGTCCAACCTCCGGCATACTTTACTTACACTTGGCTTCGTACCGCCTGAAAGGAGACATTATGGCACTAGGAGAACTCAAAAACGGCATTGGCCCTGATGCCTATGCTATCTATCAGCAAGTCCTTGCGGCGGTAGTCGAGCGAGACCACCCCGTGGGCAGTCTGTACATCAGCGAAAACTCCACCAGCCCTGCCGAGCTTTACGGCGGCACATGGGAACGCATTGAGGGCAAATTTATCATGGGCGCTTCCGATACCTACCCGGCAGGGAGTACGGGAGGTAGTAACACAGTACCCATAAATCAGGATAATCTGCCAAAGATTGCTCTTGATGTGTACGGAATTTACCAAATTACAGAAACCGGTAATAAAATTGATACACTAACTTACCGCAATCAAGGCGCAATCTCGGGTGAATGGAGTAAAATTGCGAAAACCGGTCAAATTGGCAAAGGGATTCCGCTTAATATCCTTCCCCCCTACTACTCAATGTACATCTGGCGGCGTGTCGCCTGAAAGGAGCACACATGAAAATTATTGACAGTAACGGTAACCCCATCGAAACCCCCGACCTGACGAGAGGCTACCTCAAGCCCGAGACCCAGACCATCCACCACGATGCTGTTGCGGGCGTGAAAGAGGTCAGCCACTACGAGTACAAGACCTACCCCAACGGCGGTAAAGACCGCTGGAAGGTGGTAGACGTGCCCGGTGTTGACCCTCAGCCCGCCTGGGATGAGGAAGTGCCGGTTCAGCGGTACATCCGCTACACCGCAGAAGAGCTGGCTGCACAGGCTGAAGCCAAGAAAAAGGCAGAAGAAGCCGCTGCCGCAGAAGCAAAGAAAAAGGCAGAGCTGGAAGCCGTGCCGGGGCGCATGGACGCTCTGGAAGCAGCAAACAACGATATGATCCTGATGATGGCAGACTTGATTGGAGGTTAAAACTATGAAAACACTGAACAACCTGAAACTCCGCATCATGGTGCGGGCATTCCGCATCCGGCTGACTGCTGGTGAGACCTTTGAGGATATCGCAGCGGATTACCCCGCCCTGACCGCTGACGACCTGGAAGCCATTAAAGAAGCCCTTGGGCAGTAAGGAAGCGTGGAATGAAAGCATTTTTCGATTTTATCTCCAAGCTTCTGGCGGCCCTCTCCCACGCTGCCGGTGACAGCGCCGACAAAGAAACGCCTGCTCCTGCACCGGACATGCCCACAGTGGACACCGTGCCGGGCTGGACGGGTGAGCCGCCCTACCGGTACATTGACGTGAGCCGGTATCAGGGTGAAATTGACTGGGCACAGGTGGCGGCAGCGGGCTACAAGGGGGCCATGCTCAAGACGGTATCCACCAACCGCAAGCTTTCCAAGCGGGCAGACGGGCTGTACATCGACCCGACCTTTGAGACCAACTACAGCAACGCCCGGGCTGCCGGGCTGGACGTGGGCGTGTACTACTACACCTACGCCACCAGCGAAGCGATGGCCGATGCAGAGCTTGCCCTTGTGCGGCAGGCGGTCTACGGCAAGGAGCTGACCATGCCCATCGCGGTGGACGTGGAGGAAAACAAGCTCAAACCCATGAGCACCCTCGACCTCACCAACCTCACCGCCTATGCGCTGGAACAGGTGGAAAAGATGGGCTTTTACGCCCAGCTGTACACCTACACCCACTACTCCAACATGGAGCTGGATATGGGCCGCTTGGCAAGCCGTTGGGATGTCTGGCTGTCCGATACAACCGGACACACTCCCGCCGTTGGCTATCACTACAACGCTCACCAGCACACCAGCGAGGGCCGTGTGCCGGGCATCACGGGCAACGTTGACCTCAACGTGACCACCCTCAACTACCCCCGTATCATCCGCAAGAAGGGTCTGACCCGTCTTCGGGAGGGCGCATGAGCGAAGCAATCATCGTAGCCATTATCACCGGCGGTCTGAGCCTGATCGGCGTGATCGTCTCCAACAACCACACCGCCCAGAGCATGGATGCCAAACTGGACAAGCAGCAGGCTGTGACCGAAACCAAGCTGGAAGAGCTGACCCGGGAAGTCCGGACACACAACAATTTCGCCCAGCGCATCCCGGTGCTTGAAGAGCAGATGAAGGTGGCAAACCACCGAATTGCAGACCTTGAAAAAGAGAGAGGAGAGTAATACATGGCAACAATCAATAACCTTTTGACCGCACTTCCCGCCCCTGTGGCCCTTGTGCTCATGCTGGGCGGGTTCATCTTCTACGCCCTGGGCTGTATCCGGCTGGGCTATGGTGCCGCTGTCAAGGGCACCGTGCTCGACCTGATCGAGCAGGCAGAACACGAGATTCAGGGCACGAAGCGCGGCGCAGAGCGCAAGGCGTGGGTGGCGCAGATGCTCCGCACGGCCCTGAGTACCAGCAAATACGGCAGGCTCATCAGCTGGGCCATCACCGATGAGACCATCGGCATCGTTATTCAGTTTTTCTTTAACCGCGCCCGGGCGGCGCTGGAAAAGCAGTAAGGAGATTATTATGGCAAGCACTACATACGAGCAAACGCCACGCTATTATTATGATCAGCGTGCGTACCCGATTTTGTGGCCCGCAGTGTGTGACAATTTTGCCAACGGCGGCAAAATGGGACATTACCGTGCCGTGACCGTTCGAGTGCGCAACGCCGGACAGCTGCCGCAGCCTTTTTGGCTCGGTGCTGCCTGTGGCGGCGGCTCGCGTAGTGCTGCCCGCTGCGCTGCAAGAACTTGACCGACAGAGGATGATCGCCGCCATCAAAAGCGCACCGCTTGGGAGGGTAGACCGTAAGATAGCCTTACTGCGGTACGTTGAGCGGCTTCCGCTGCCGGACATTGCAGCACAGACGCATTACAGCCGTAGGGCTGTATGCTATCACCTGAAAGTGGTGCTTTCAGCACTTGAATCGAACACATAAAAATCCCCGGTGCTCTATCCATGCGGAGCACCGGGGATTTTTACTTTTTTGCGTATTTTTCCTTATACTCTTTCCACGATTGTATGGCGTGCTTCGGCTCACAGTCTGGGCAGTACTTTTGAAATCCATTTTTTAAGATAAAAGGCTTCCCACAGTCAGCACACGAGTATACTCCTCCAATCCTTCTTGCTGTCCCGTTTTTTCGCCTCTGAGCACAAAGACGATTGCTTTCTCTTTTGGCCTTTTTTCTACACTCAGGGCATCGGAGAGCTTTTTTTGAGCCTGCAACAAAATGCGCGCCGCAGTCAATACATACTGTTTCAAAAGAAAAACACGAATTCCCTTTTACGCCGTGCAATTCTTTTATGACTTCTTTGCACTCTTGACAGTAAACGGTAAACATGTTTCCTGTAAAAGGTTTTCCGCACCTTTTACAAGTGCATTCCTTTGGCACATCTGTCACTTTGATGCACCCGCACGATTTTGCGTTCCGGATGCTTCCCCAAAGCATAATTTTTTCGCATCCGCAATGAGAGCAGCGCACTTTCCAGCAGGTTAGCCAGTTTCCGGACTTACTTTTTCTTGATGGGGCCTCTGCGATAACTTCAAGCGTCCCGTGCTTTTCCCCGATGTGATTTTTCTTCGGCGGCATCTCTTACACTTCCTTCACTTATCGTTATGCGGCAATATGCACAGCCAAAACCGCATCCGATAACATTGCACGGGCATCAATCCCGTACACACCAGACACTGAGTCCAGAGATTCCTCTGTCCATTCATTGTCCACCATGGCATCGTCCATGGTGCCGTAACAGCCGCCCCATCTGCGACCGTCTGAACTGTCGATAGCCCAACCGATTCTGCTGCCAAAATCGCCGCAAGACATATCGTCTACAGTGACGGTCAAAAATTCCCCGTTTTCGAGAGCAACAAGGATACCTCCGGACGGCTGAGAGTATCCCCCTCCGTTATTTGCCGTATCGGGGTTTGCGTATGGATTAGTTTCGCAACCCCAAAAACTAATCGTTCTTGCATCCATAATAATTCTCCTTTCTTTAAGGGTTTTCTTCACTTATTATACCGCAGCCCACACTACAATCGTAGTTAAGGTTATAGCAGATTATAATGCTCAGCTAGCAAAAACCGGACGTATGCCGGACATGCACGCTTTTCACAGCACCAGTCCTGCACGGATCGCAGCGGGATGCCCGCCTGTTTTGCAAAAGCTGTCTGCGACATTCCGGTGCGTGAGACCAGCTCCCGCATGGACAAGTGCGCCAGATCCCAGATGTTGGACAACCTCTTTTTCTCAGCGTCCAGATCAACGCAGTCAGAAGTGTCATCCGGTACGCTCAGAGTAATGTTGTTGACAAAGATTTCCTTCGGCTGCTCTGCGGCCATTGAAAAAAGCTCTGCTTTGGTATACATGATTGACTTCCTTTCTTTCGTGTGATAGGATAAATGTACACCTCCATGTGAGGTGTCTTTCACAAAATCCCCCGTTCGGTGTGGCAAGCATCGGACGGTGGATTTTTTTATTTAGTAGATTTCAACGCCCAGTTTTTCGGCAGCGGCTTCAACGACTTCTTCAAACGAGGGGCCGCGATTCGAGTCGTTCCAGTCGTAATCGCCAGCGGATGCAGCTTCCCACTCTTCCTCCATGTCAGCTGCCTTGCACAGCTCGGTGCACAGCTCGTAATCCCAGACATCGGACTTGCGGATGTCAGCAGCGATATCAATAGCGTTTCTCATAATTTTGCACCTCCATGTTGTGTGCTTGTGTCTTTCACTGTCTTTATTATACACGCGTTGCGTGCAAATGTCAAGACTTTTTTGAAAATTTGCGCACTCTTTGCACTCTCCTTGCGCACTCAGGATATACGGGAGAGGTACACTGGTGCTACAAGATCAAGAAAGGACGGGGAAGCTTTATGGCATATCCTTTTGGCGGCTGGCAATCGAACCCTTACAGTGGGATGCCACCGATGGGTTTTGGGCAAGGCCAGTATCAGCAGCAAATAGCCCAGCAGGCCGCTCCACAGAGCGGGGGACAAAGTCCCTTCACGATGGTGCCGACAATCGCAGATGTGGACAAAGTCATGGTACAGCCCGGCGAAACGCGCTGGATCATGGTGCAAAACGAGCCTGTCATGGCTGTCAAAAAGGCAGACACGATGGGCTATGCGTCCGGCGAGTACTACCGCCTGACAAAGATTGACCCGGCGGCGATGCAGACACCGGCAGAGACGCAGTATCTGACCTCTGCGCAGGCAGATCAGAAGATACAGGCTGCCGTAAAGGCCGAGGTGGAGCGCGTGATGGCGCAGTATCAGACAGCCCCGGCGGCTCCTGCAAGGCCCGCACGGGCAAAAGAGGGTTAAGGTATGGCAAATCCTTTGATGCAGTTTTTGGGCGGCTCAGGAAGCCCGGCGATGCCCGGCCCGATGAACAACATGATGCAGTTTCTCCGGCAACTTCAGCAGTTCCGTTCCGCTTTCCAGGGAGATCCCCAAAAGCAGGTGGAAGAGCTGCGCAAGTCCGGCAAGATGTCAGATGAGCAGTACCACCAGCTGGAAGCGATGGCAAGGCAGATCATGCCTTTCATCAAGTAATCGAAAAATCGTGGCCACGATTTGAAATAATTTCACTATTCTCAAGAAAGGAAATCAACTATGGATAACATGTCTTTGAGCGATATCGCTGCCGTGACCCGTGGCAACGATAACGACGGCTGGGGCCAGGGCAATGCGTGGTGGATCATCATCCTCTTCCTGTTCGTCTTTATGGGCGGCAACGGAGGCCTCTGGGGCAACCGCACCGGCGAGTACGGCCAGTATGCCACCGCGGCAAGTCAGCAGGAGATCCTCTATGGCCAGCAGTTCGGCCAGCTGAATGACCGGCTGACCAACATCGGCAACGGTATCTGTAATCTCGGCTATGAGATGCAGGGAAGCATCGGCCAGCTGGGTAAAGAAGTTGCTCTGGCTCAGGCAGGCACCAACACCACCATTCTGCAGACCGGCAACGGCATCCAGGCACAGCTTGCTCAGTGCTGCTGCGACAACAGGCTGGCGACTGCCAACCTGGCAGCCCAGATGGACAAGCAGACCTGCGCGATCAACTCCAATATTGACGCGAAGTTTGCCGAGCTCCAGAAGCAGCAGTATGAGCAGACTATCGCTGCACAGAACCAGCGGATCAGCCAGCTGGAGCTTCAGGCTCAGATGTATGGCGTAGTCCGGTATCCAAACGGCTACTCCTACAATGCTGGCCCGAGCCCCTTCTGTGGCTGCAGCAACGGCTGTGGTAACATCTGACACATGCGCCCTTTTGGCGAGGATCGGCGGGGCGGCAAAGGCTGCTCCGCCTTTTATATAAGGAAGGAGATATTTTATGTCTAAATCCGCGATTTATACCGCAAACACCTCGGCTCAGACCGTGGCGGTAAACGACGTTATCCCTGTCGGCATCACTTCCCGGCGGTTCGGCTGCAACATCCGGCAGGACGGCAACACCATCACCCTGCTGGGCCAAGGCTACTACCATGTGACCGTGTCCGCTACACTGGCCCCCACGGCTGCGGGCACCGTGACACTGACCGGCCAGAAGGACGGCGTGGCTGTCATCGGCGCTACCGCTTCTCAGGCTGTGGCCGCTGCGGCTGCACCGACCACTCTGGCACTGACTTTCCTGGTGCGCAATGCGTGCGGCTGCGAAAGCTCTATCCTGAGCTTCTTGCTGACCGGCACTGCTGCCGTGGTGAACAACCTGGCTGTGACCGTGGAGAAGCTGTAAAAAGGAGGATCTGGTTATGATGGACGAAACAAAGTTTGCAGGGTATAAGGACACACTTGTTCATGCTGCAAAGCAAATGGCCGAAGAGTACAGCGATGCGATGAACTACGCAAGCATGGCGATGGACTATAAAACCGTCTGCCCCTATGCTTCTTCTGAGTGGTATAAGCTCTCTGGGGAAGAAATGGAGCACGCTGATGCAAACCGCCGCATTGCACAGAAAATCCTTACCGGCGTTGATAGTGAGGATTCTGCGGCTGGCGTAGAGCTGCATCACATGTGGAGCATGGCGGAAGACCTTGTTTCTGGTCTGTGCGAAGCCGTTACAAAAGAACGCTCCGCATACATGCGTTGAATTTTTGCAACATTTGTTGTAAGATAAAGTGGACGATTTATCGCTTTTAGAATACGCTATAAGCGAACAACAAACTAACAATTAAAGTAAAAATAGCATAAATACGAAAAATATTATTGATTTGTAATCAGTGGGTTGCAGGTTCAACTCCTGTCACCAGCTCCAAAAAATGCCGTTCATTCGTGATATTAAATCACATGAACGGCATTTTCTTTTGCGAAAACACGGTAAAATACGGTGAAAAACCGGAATAAACTAACAAACAAACTAACAAAATCAGTATTCCATCTTCCGCATTTCCTGTAACAAGTATCCCGGGTCGTTGTGGGAAACGTACTTGTTTGCTGTGGTGGAAAAATTTTTGTGACCGAGGATAGCTTGCACGGCGGTTTTTTCAAGGCCGCACTCCACCATCTTGCTGCTGGCCGTGTGGCGAAGAGTGTGCGGGTGCACGCCATCGATCTGACACTCCTGCATCAAGGCCCGGAACTTTGTGGCCACGTTTCGCTTGTCCAGTTTCGTACCAGTCTTGGAAGGTATCAGCCACTCGCACCCGCTGTCCATCATCCAGAAGGCGATGATTTTGTAAATGGGGTCGAGGATGGGGATGATGCGGTTTTTGCCCGCTTCCGTTTTCTCACCGCCCTGCATGTAATGCTCTTTCAGGTACACGTTCTCGCAGCGCATAGAAAGCAGCTCATCGATGCGCATTCCGGTATAAAGAAGCACCATAGCGATCTGCGCTGTTTGACCAAAGCGCTTGTCGGTCTGGTAGGTGCTGATCCGGGCGATCTCGTCCGCCGTAAGGGTGCGCTCTGCCTTTCCGGCTGCGGCAGGAAGGTGAAGGAGCTGGGCATAGTTCTTGTTTATGATGTCCTGGGCCATTGCCCACTCACATAGCTGGCTGAAAAGGGTGCGCTGCTTCTCACACGAGCTGCGGGAGAGACCGTCTGCGACCATCTGGTCTATGATCTGCTGATAGTCCTCCGCTTTCAGGTCTCGCATTTGTCGGCTGTACAGCGGAGCGGATTTTTTGAAAGCCAGCTCATATCCATTTATCATGTCCCGGCTGAGACTTGAAAACTTCGGCTGTGCCCGCCATTTTTCGTAGGCATCCGCAAAAGTACACTTCAGGCGCTCTGCCGGGGTGTTCTGGGCATTGTATGCGTCAAGCGCCTGCACGGCTTCTCCGGGCGTTCCGTATGTGCCCAGCACTTCCTTTTTCCCGGTCACGGCTACATAGGGCCTTGCCCGGACCCCTTTCAGCTTGTACACGCTGCCGCTGCCCTTTGGACGGCGGCGCTTTTTTCTATGCACGGGAGCGGACGTTGCATTCTGCTGCTTTCCGCACCACGGGCAAAATAAAGCCTTGTCCGGGATGTTTACATGACATCTGACACACTTCATGCACTACTCCTTTCTGCGCCCTATATAGCCCAAAGCGCCGTTCTCTGACGCTGCGCGCCCCGACTTGTAATTGATCTTCAAATCCTCCATCGGGGGATGCGGCTCGTCCGGGCACGGGTCAAGCCCTCTGATCTGGGCGAAGCTGTACTGATCGATGATGGTGCCGCACACGCTGACCCTGTTGTTGAGAGGGCAGTGGAGGTTTGCAGCTATTTCAGAGATAACTGCAGGCGGGCTGCTCCCGTGTCGGCCCTTGAGCACGAACAGCAGAAGCCGTCGGGAGAGCGGGGGAAGTGCCTGCACCAGCGTGTGCAGCTCCTTGTCTATGGCTGCGTCATCCTTCTGGCTGTCTGGCACTGCGTACAGATCCGGGTGCATAACTTCCATGAACACCGTGATGGGGGACACTCCGCAGGCTGCGCACCAATCCATGATCTCGTCACTGTCTGGGCTTGTGTCTCCTTTTTCCCAGCTTTGCACCGTCCGCTCTCCCTTCTGGAGGCGGATCGCGATCTCTCTTTGACTTAGCCCGGCGGATACCCGCGCTTTTGAAAGTGCCTTCCCGATTTGAGCAGCGGTAAAATAACTCATACTTATCACCCCTAAACGCAGCGTGTTATAAAAGAAAAATGGCGCAGAAAAACTCTGCGCCATTCGACAAAAATTACACCAATTTCATTTTCTTCTGGCGCATGGTAGAATCTGGTACATAAGATGTAAATATTACCAAAAACAGGAGGAAAATGAAATGAAAAACAGTCAGACAATCAGCATAGACCCCGATATGACCATCATTGACGGAATGCCTGCCAGCGTGCTCACCGGCACGCGGCCCACTCCGAAGCCCTGGGAGGAATGATCTATGGACAAGATGCAGAGCTTTTGCACCCACATTCGCGCCGCCCTGGCGTGCTATGAGGATATGCCGCCCGAGTGTCAGACCCGAGCCCGCTTCTATGTGGTCCGCAAGGCGGAAAGCGTCCGGCGCTTGCTGGATGCCGCCAACTGCCCCGGCGGGGAGCTTGCCGGGGAGCTGCTGCAGAAGATGCAGCGGCTGGATGACTTCAAGTGAAAATCTAACTATTTTCAGAAAAATCGAATTTATTTTGTGATATCTATTGAATGCTACAACCGAAAGATGTATAATGAATTTGTGGTAGGAAATTAGCTATTAAAAAATGTTGAGTAGGTGATAATAGACGTTGTGATTTTATTGTTCTCATAATTGAGCCAAAGGTCATTGATTCCGCAGTTATAAGCGCGATACCATGTTCCGGTGTCGTTTACAGTGGTCTTACCTGTCTTTTTCAGATTGAACATTGTAAGGAACTGATCTTTATACTTATAAGGGAAAACGTCATAAAGTGTGATTCGATGCAGGCGTTCAAATACGAAATCATATGTATTGTTTCCATAGAACAGCGTATGAATGGCTTGACCGTTGCTGTAAGTCCAGTCTTCGGTACTGTCTGGCTCTCCGATCATGCTGATAAGTTCATCTTCTGTCAGGCCGGAACCGTCTTCGTGCTCATATTTTGTGGCATCGAATACAACGTCAACATCGTCTGCAATATTTTTGGCAGAAAGAAAACTAAACGCAAGCCCGAACACAAGAATTGCAACGATAATTGCGCATCCGTTTGGTTTTTTCTTCGTTTTTTCGCCGTTGTTGACAACATCATTCTTTTTCCGAGCCATAAAAACACCTCTTATATTCAAAAATAGGCAGCCAACCGGCTGCCGGAAAACAAATTTTCAATGACCAAAGGAGGAAAAGAAAGTGCGAGAACATAGCACAGAATTGATGAAGTCGGCCCCGGAATGTGTTATACTTGAGAAAATCAAGCTTGCACTTTCTCTTGACATTGACGTTGGCGCGCTACTGGAAGCTGCGCAGAAAGGATAACGTTATGAAAATCGAAATCACTGCCACCCCGCAGGAAACCGCAGATTTTATTCACCTTCTGGAAAAAGAAAGACCCTATGTTGCGGTGAGCAATTGCATCAGAGAAAGCCTGAACGAGCTTGCCAACTCCAAAGAATCAATCGTCAAAATTTAACACGCCCGTTTTCTGCAGAGCGTCAATCACGATCTCAACGGAGCCGATCAGGGAGCTTTTGTACAGCACTGCTATTTTTTCGAGATCGGAGCGTTCAGGATGAGCGTCCAAATCGGCAACTGCTTTTCGTGCGTATTCGTTCACAGAACTATTGATAACAGCCTGAAATTCAGCCTTTTTCATTTTTATCCCCCTTCGCTGCCTCAAGTGCAGCGTCAAGCATCTTTTCAAACATAACCCTTTGCGCAGGGTCAAGCTGCTCATACTTATATAGTATGGCTTTAGCGTGCGCATTCAGCTCACTCTCTTCACTGGGAGTGGGCTTTTCTTTTTGCTCCGGCTCCTCGCCCTTCAGCTCTTCCACTGTTACGCCCAAGGCGTTTGCAATGGGGCCTAGCATTTTTTCGGGGATATCCCGATTATTCGCAAGCATTTCAGACAGGTAACTCCGGCTTTTTCCTATCTGAGCGCACACAAAAGCAAAGCTTATACCTTTGCTTTTAGCGATTTGTTTAGCTCTTTCCACATTTCGCATAGAAAACACCTCGCATTTTTGTGCATCTAAACAAACTATTAGGAAATCGCAGATTCACTATTGAAACCTAATCAATTGTTTAGTATAATACGAAGCACAGGGAGCAAAACAGAACAAAGCCCCCTCAAATATTTTATCGGGCTTTCGCTGGAATATATGTACTTGTATCTTGCACTTACATAGTAGCATATTTCCTAGCGATTTTCAAGCCCAGAAAGGAGAAATCGCTAGTGAATCTTTCGAAAATTGACGAATTCAGGAAACTGCATGGCCTATCAAGAACGGAACTAGAGGTTGCCGCAGGCCTGAGCAATGGAGCGCTCGGACGTTGGGAACGTAGCGTCTACGGCCCCAGCATCAAGCAGCTGATGAAGGTTGCCCGATACTTTAAGGTATCCGTGGACAAGCTGCTGGTGGAAGAAGAAGGAGGGAAGACCGAATGACAGACATTATCTTATCTACCCAGAACGGCGAACCGGTGGCATCCAGCCGCCAGATCGCTGAGAACTTCGAGAAGAACCACCGCGACGTGCTTAAGGCAATCGAAACCCTCGAAGGGGGTCTGCGCAAAACTTCGCATACCCCCATGTTCTACAAAACCGAGTACACCCACGAGCAGAATGGTCAGACCTACCCCATGTACCTGATGAACCGGGACGGGTTCAGCCTGCTGGTGATGGGCTTTACCGGCAAGGCGGCGCTGGAGTGGAAGCTGAAGTACATTGCCGCGTTCAACGAGATGGAAAAGCAGCTGGCCCAGCGCCCGCAGCTTTCCCGCTCTGAGCTGATGGCACAGGCGCTGATTGCAGCGCACGAAGAGCTGGAAGAGAAGGACAAGCGGATTGCAGAACTGACACCGGATGCGGAGTTTGCTAGAGCTGTGTGCGTGGGCAAGAACTGCCGCACCACTACCAGCCTTTCCAAGGATTACGGCCTGAGCGCCGAGAAGCTCAACAGCATCCTTCACGGCCTGAAGATCCAGTACAAGACCAGCGACGGCCAGTGGGTGCTATACACCAAGTACTGCGGCAAGGGGTACACCAAAAATCGAAAATCCACGCCGTTCCAGCACAAAAGCACAGGAAAGTGGGAAACCAAGAACACCACCGTCTGGACGGAAGCGGGGCAGCGGTTTATTTATGAGCAGCTCAAGGCCATCGGGTTGCTCCCGAAGCTTGACAGCAAGGAGGCCGAAGCATGAACAACAACAAAAAGCCAGGCGAACCGCTGGAGCCGGTAGCCCAGACGCAAGAGATTCAGATTTCACAGCTGGACGATCGTATTTTCTGCCAAATAGATGAAACAGTTATCCAGAACGTGAGAGCCTACTCGTTCACTCAAAACAACCGCGGGAAAATGCTGCTGAATTTGAGCATTGAGGCCAATGTGGAAGCTGTGTTAACCACGATACAAGTGCAGAGGCAACCGCACTTGTAACCCAGCACCAACACCGTGATGCTGATCCAGCAGACCAACGGCCAGACCAGCATGTTCTAAGGAAGGAGACAGCGGCATGAACGAAAGGATCACAATGAAAGGCGTTGCTGAGTGCTGCGAGATGTTCCGGGCAAACCTTGTTCCGATGAGCCCGAGCAAGTTCTGGAATAATGTTGCACACGGCGAGTATGACGGCTGGGTAGTCCCCCGGGAAGATACCAAACGGCGGCAGGCAACAATCTACATCGACGGCTTTATCGATTATATGCACCGGCACGGACGCAAGATCGTCCGCCCGTATGAGAACGACAAGGAGGAAAAGACCGCATGAAACCTTATACCCTTGAATCCGAGCGGGCCGCAGCGCCCACTGGATGCGCGTACATCGCACCGCTGTTTTGGAACAAGTGGTTCCGTTGGGGCGGTAGTCAGGCATCTGGCTGCTACCAGCTGGGCGGACAAATCAAGGATGAAAGCCACACCGGGCTGCAGATTTTTGCTGATGGCGAATGGCACCCGGTCATCGGATGGGCATTGGACGACTGCAGACCTGAAATCGACTATCAGGAGGTGGAAGCATGAAAATCAAATCCTGCATCTGGTACTGGCTGGCTGCTGCCAGCGGTGCCGCAAGTCTGCTGTACGGCATGGGTATCGAGGGCAGTGCGCAGACGGGCAGCACCATCTCCGACGGCCAGTTTGCCACGGCCCTGTGCCTGGTGCTGGCAGCGGTGATGTTCCTGCGGCTGGGCTTTGCCGCCCAGGATCGGGAGCAGAACGCCCGCCGCTATGGCCGCGTTGACCGCACCCACGCCCGCACCGAAGAGCCGGACTACCGGCAGAACCGGAGGGGCGCATGAGCATGACTGTATATGCTTACGCCTACCGTAAGAGCCCTCGGGGCTGCGATGTCAGGCAGTTCACAGACCCGCTCACGCCGGACGAATACCCCGGGGAGCCCGCCAGCGTCAAGGCCCAGCACTGGGCAGATGAGAACATTCGGCACTATGAGATGATTCAGGTGCGGGACGCTCTGGGAAACCTGCTGTACGCAAGATAATGCGTTTTGGAGTACGAAAACCACAAGATATAGGAGAAATCAGCATGAAAACCAAAATTCTGAAAGTCAAGATCACCTTCCTGGAGCCGGTGCTGGGCACTTGGCCCTCCAACCAGAACGTCGCCCGGGATTTCATTGCCAGCAAGAGCCCGGATGCAGCCACGATCGAGGACGAGGTTGCCGCTCTGGGCGCGGATGCCGTGGCAGATAAGGGCATGACCGTCTTTCCTCGCAACGAGAACGGAGAGCCGGTGCTCTACGACTACCAGATCAAGGGATTCTTCAAGGATTCCTGCGGCATGCTGGCCCGTGTGGGCGGCAAGACAGAAACGGGCAAGAAGCGGGCCGTCAACGAGAGCGGCAAGCTCTCCGCCTACAAGAAGGTCATCGATGGCCTGATCTTCCCGCAGCCCCGCATGATTCCCATCAAGGTCAACGGCAAGATCGGCGACTGCCAGCGCCCCCTGCGTGCCCAGACGGCCCAGGGTGAGCGTGTGAGCCTGGCCAACTCTGAGGAGATCCCGGCGGGCAGCACCTGCGAGTTTGAGATCCTTCTCATGGACGAATCGCTCGAGAATGCGGTTTTGGAGTGGCTGGACTACGGCGTTTTGCGCGGCATCGGCCAGTGGAGAAACAGCGGCAAGGGCCGCTTCACCTTTGACATCATCGACTGAGCAACGGCATTGCATGGATAGGATTTGATCTGCTACGGCAATGATATGATTTGCAAAGGCGCGGATATGTGCGCATAACTCGGCAACGGCATTGTGCTGACAAGTTTGCTCAGCAGGGGCACAGTAGTCACTGCAGTGCAGCGCGGGGCAAAGGCAAGGCTCAGCTGGAAAGCGCAGCGCAACGGCGTAGATAGGCGTAGATCGCTTGGATCAGACTTGCCTCGATAAGCAAAGCAAAGGCAATGCGGGGCCTCGTGTCGAAAAGCGAAGGCAAGGCTGTGCGTGGTGTCGAAAAGAAAAGCAAGGGCGTTGAGCAGATACGCGCTGAAGAGCAAAGGCAAGGAAACGCATAGCAAAGACAAAGCAAAGTATTCTTGAACGAAAGGAGATTTTACAGTGAGTAAAACAGAGCTGCTGTTCCGGGCCGTGGAAGCACTTTCCACCCCGGCGGCAAAGATGGTTGCCCGTGGGCTGACCTTATGGATCGGATTCAACGTTCTGGTCGTGGTCTTTCTGGTCTGGCGGGCATGGAAAAACGGGAGGTGGCGCAAATGAGCATTTTATCCAGAAGAGCCCGCGTGAAGGAGCTCTCCAACAAGGCTGAGGGCATTTTCCAGTATGTTGGAACAGACAATGTGCTGTTCCGGCTTATCAGTACCGGGAACGAGCTGACAAGTGATGTGAACCATGCGATTGCACTTTTTACGAATTTTGCTCGGTCAAATCAGCTTCCGGATACCGTGACGAGAAGTACGATTGATTCGATCTACCGGCGCGTCGGAAAGCTTCTTTGTCTGGTCGATATCATCCACGCTGCCGCCGGAGAGCAAATCATGCCAGAACCCTATGATTCCATAGACTTTTGTTACATGATGGAGTATCGAGAGATGCTCCATGAAGCAGTGATCAGAGGAATGCCAGACAATTACAAAGGCGTTTACCAGAACCCCTACAGGATCAAGCTGGCAAAGCCTGCAATCGCCTATGAGATCAACGGAAGGTTCGACCCGGACGAGTTTGACGACGGTGAATTTGCATCGTTCACGCAGGAAGAGGAGGCAAGAGACCGCAAGATCGTTTTCCACTGCACAAAATCCGAATTGGACGCAATCATGCGTTTTGCCAATGTTATTGAAGTAAAGTTTGTAGAGGAGGACATTCATCATGCCTGAAGAAATCGTAAAAACACCCGCCGAGCAGATTGCACCGATTCAGCCGCAGGAAGCCCCGACTGCCGTGCAGGCCGTCAACCCGGCCATGGATTCTTGGAAGCTTGCATGCAGCATGGGAAAAGCCTATGCACAGCTTCCTGACGGTATGGTTCCCCAGAGCTACAAGGGAAACGTTGCCGCCTGCGCGGTCGCCTGCAACATGGCCACCCGAATGGGCATGGATCCGACGTTTGTGATGCAGAACCTTTACGTCATCCGTGGAAATCCTTCGTGGAGTGGCAAGAGCTGCAAGGCAATGATCGATAACAGCGGACTGTTCGCAGGGCGCACGCACTACCGGATGGAAGGCGAAGAGGGAAAGGACACATGGGGGTGCCGCCTTGTTGGCATCGACAAAGTGACCGGCGAGAAGGTGGAAGGCCCAAAGGTGACTGTTGCAATGGCCAAAAAGAACGGATGGTGGGATAAAAACGGAAGTTTCTGGCCCTCCATGACAGAAATGATGCTGAAATATCGCGCCGCTGCTTATTTTGCCCGCGCTGAATGCCCGGAGGTCTTGATGGGCGCAAATATCGATTATGAGGACGGCGCTGGTGATAGCGCGGAAGATGGAGGATTGACGCATGCTTAACATCGTAGCATTGATGGGCCGCCTGACCCATACCCCGGAGCTGAAGACCACCCAGAACGGCACCAGCGTGTGCAGCTTCAGCATTGCGGTTGACCGTACATACACCCCGAAGGGCGAGGAGCGCAAGGCCGATTTCATCGATATCGTTGCCTGGCGGCAGACGGCAGAGCATATCTGCAAGTACTTCCAGAAGGGCAGCATGATCGCCATTGACGGCAGCATCCAGACCCGCTCGTATCAGGACAAGCAGGGCAGCAACCGCACGAAAGTGGAGGTTCTGGCAAACAATGTCAGCTTTTGCGGCGCAAAGGCGGCAGACAAGCCCGCTGTGCGTGATTTTGACAAGCAGACGAAAAGTTACACCTCAGAAGCAAAAGCCTCTTACAGCGCCCCGCAGGCGGCGCAGGGCTTCTCGCAGGGTTCTGCAGATGATTTTGCAGAGATAACAGACGATGACGATCTTCCGTTCTGACCTCCCAGCTGTGCTATCTGGCTATACGGGCGTGCGGGAGGAGGTGAAGACACACGGCTACCGGAAAAAGATATTACTGGCTAAAGCTCAAAGACAGCTTTATGCGGTCTGACGCGGTGGATTTTCTCATGGGGCAGAAGAACGGCGCAAACTATGTGGTTTTGTACCAAATGCTCTGTCTTATGACCATCAACACCAACGGCAGGCTTTCACGGCAGATCGGTGAGGTGATCATTCCGTATGACGTGGACAAGATTCAGCGTGATACCAAGTGGTTTTCTACCGATACTGTGCGCGTTGCGCTGGGTCTTTACGCGAAGCTTGGGCTGATTTATCAGGAGCAAGACGGCACACTTGTGCTTGCAAACCACTCGGAAATGGTCGGAAGCGCGACAGACTACGCAACGCAAAAAAAACTGCAAAGAACGAACCAACGTCTAATCGGCTCTTCTGACTGTGGACATTGTCCACAGGATGTCCACGAAAACGTCCACAAAAATGTCCATACAGATATTAGAGATAAGATATTAGATATAGATAAGTCGTCGTCATCTAAAGATGACTCCTCCTATACAGGGACGAGGACGACGATATCGCCTGTGGATTTTTTTAGAGAAAACATCGGTAAGTTGAGCGCTAACAGCGAAAAAGAGCTGACCGGTTACATCGAACGCCTGGGCGCTGATCTTGTGACCGAGATCATCCGCAAGTGCGTGGATCTGGGCGGCAGAAGCTGGGCCTATGTCCGCAAGGCGCTGGAAGAGGCCAACAGGCAAGGCTGCACGTCTGTGGAGGAGTACCGCAAGACAAACCCCATCGGGCTGGGACGGGACAAGCTGGTCACGCGCCCCCCGGAAGATGCAGCAAAAGCCCCCGATTTCCTAAAAAACGCTGCAAATCGCAGGCCTTTGCGCAAGAAAGGAGAGCCGAAGAGTGCCTAAGTACCATGTTGTTGTGCTGTGCAGCGGCCCGGTAGGGGATGCGGCCCTGACCTACCGCCTGACCGCAAGCAGCCAGCAGGCCGCAGAATTTCACGCCTGCCAGATGGCGGGAGATCACTACCCGGAGTACCGGGATATTCATGTCAAGAGAACGGAGGTTTTGACACATGGCTGAAGTGAGGTTGATTAACGCAAATGCGCTTTGCCAGCATATCCAAGACTGGAATACCAGATGCCAAGTGCTGGATGTCATTAACGATACGCCCACCATTGACCCGGAAAACCTGCGGCCAGTGGTGCATTGGGACATGGAAAAAGATGCCGTCGGCGATCCTATCATCTGGACTTGCTCGAATTGCAAAGACAGCATTGTCATGTATGACGGGGCACCAATGGAAAATGGATATAAATACTGCCCGCATTGCGGAGCAAGAATGGAGGATGCGCCGTATGACGTTGATTGACCGCGACGAGCTGCTCAAGCACGAGGTTATGATTATCACCAAGGGAAACGCTGCTTTTCATGGCGTTCCGTCATCGCTTATCGAGACGGCCCCGGTTATTGACCTCAAGAACCTGCAGCCCGTATGGAGAGACCCGGAAACCGACCCGCCGAAGGTCGAAGAAGATGTGCTGATTCTGTTTGAAACCGCCTGCGGTGGATATGGGATTACGACGGCTCACTACGAAGATGGAACGCTATTATCCCAAGATAGCATTTTTTACTGGGATGAACTTGCAGCATGGGGCGAGCTGGATGAAGAACATGATGATTACATCATCCCCAAAGGGTGGTGGGAATATCGTTATTTCAACCAGGATGACGTTTACAATAACCGTATAGATTGTCCTGTAATGGGCTGGATGCCGCTGCCGCCGGAGGTGCTGAAAAATGACGATGACACTGTGTAAAGACTGTCCTGCACGGCACCCGGTATGCCACGACAGCTGCCTCAAGTACGCCGAGTTCAAGCGCCAGCGCGGCGCAGAAGCCGCTTACACCCGCGAGATGCTGGACACAGGCAAGGTCTACCACTACGACCACGAGGACCGCCACCGGGAGCGGGGCCGCAAAAAGTACATGGGAGCGAACGGAGGAGCGGACAGATGAATAAATTCGGAAACTGCCCCCTGTGTGGCAAACAGGTCAAGCCGACCAACCTGCGAAAAATCGTGCGGCAGAATCAGCTCTGCGGCTTTCTCATGGCTCTGGATGGCATAGCCATCACATGGGGTGCCCTGATTCAGAATCTGCGGTGTGAGCTGGGCCTGACCGACGAGCAGGTGCAGAAGATTATCCGCGTTGGCGACAGGTACTGGGAGATGGTCGGCGAGTTCAAGAACGAGGGCATGGCCCCGGACGAGTTCGCGGAGTATCTCGTCGGCAAGTCGGAGCAGGTCGAGAAGGATTTGCGGGAGATGTGGACATGAGCAACGAAAAAAAGTTGGTGCTGTTCTGCCGGGCAGACGGAAAGTGGGCTGTCTATGATGATACCTACGATATCACCATCCACTGCGAATCCAAGCAGGAGCAGGACAAGACGATGGAGCTGCTGCGCAAGGTCAACCGGGATACCTGTGAGGTGATGGGCCTCGAAGATTTGGCCCATTTCCTGATGGATGCTTGCCACTGCCATTTGGCAGCTGGAAATGGCTGCCCGGGATGCCCGTTTGATAAACCGACCAGCAATGATGGCGATGGAGAATGCCGTCTCGGTGTTCCTTCCGACTGGGATTTTTGAGGAGGAGAAGTGAAGCATGAAAACCGAAAAAAGAATGCTCTGTTTTATCGTGGCAGCAGCATTGCTGATTGTGACGCTGTGGTTTACATCCTGCGGCGCGACCACTGCCGAAGCAGAAGCAGAGAGAAAACCCTGCTACCATGTCACGGTCTACTCCCCGGCAATCGAAAAAGTGGGCTATGCCGGCAGAAGGAAACCAAAGTACACCATCACCGTGGACAGATTTGGTGAGCTGCTGCCTGACACGAAGCTATCTGCTGAGCGAGAGTACCAGCTCCTGCAAATTCCTCTTGGAGATGGCCGCTTTGAGTTGGTATCCACCTCGCTGGTGGAGATCGAGTATTACTGAAGGGAGACGGAATGATGAACACAATGCACCTGATCCTTTACGGCGACCCCCGCACAAAGAAAAACTCCGCCCGCATCCTTAAGGCCCACGCAAATCGCCGCATTGTGGCCCCCAGCGAGGCATTCATGCAGTATCAGGAAAAGTGCCTGTGGCAGATCAAACGGCCTTACAACCCCATCACAGCCCGCGTAAACGTGAGGTGCGTGTACTACATGGCCGCCCGGCGCAAGGTTGACCTTGCCAACCTCATCGAGGCCACCTGCGACATTCTGGTAAAGGCCAAGGTGCTGGCGGACGATAACAGCCAGATTGTGGCCGCCCACGATGGTAGCCGGGTGGATTACGACAAGAAAAACCCAAGAGCTGAAATTTGGATCGAAGAAATGGAGTGAAAGCATGGAATTTCCAAGTAAAAAGTATTCCGTCATATATGCAGATCCACCGTGGAGTTATCGCCAGTGCGGAACGGGGCCGAAAAGCCGGGGCAATGCAGCACAGCATTACCACACCATGACGACGGACGACATCTGCGCACTGCCCGTCCACAGCCTAGCGGGGAGGGGGACGGCGTGCTTCATGTGGGCCACGTTCCCACAAATTGCTGACGCTCTGCGAGTTATGGAGGCGTGGTGGTTTGAGTACAAGACCTGCGCCTTTGTCTGGATCAAGAAAAATCGCAAGAGCAACACGAATTTTTGGGGCATGGGCACGTACACAAGGGCAAACGCCGAAATATGCCTTCTGGGCGTGACATCGGGATTCAAGGCCGCTGCCCAGATCAAAAACCATGCCGTACATCAAGTAATAGAGTCACCGATTCAAGCACACAGCGCAAAGCCGGATGAAACCAGGCGGCGTATCGTGGAACTGATGGGCGACGTGCCACGGATAGAACTTTTCACCCGTAACCGCTGCCCCGGATGGGACGCATGGGGAGATGAAATCGAAGGGACACTTCAAACAGCGAGTGGAAAGGAGCAGCCATGATTCAAACCTGGACACATGACACCAACGGGCCGGCACTGCCGGATTACCGCACCGTCAAAGCGTGGTTCCAGCAGTGCAGAGATCTGGCGGAGCAGGTCGAGGCTCAGAAGCAGAAGATCCAGCGCATCCGGGATACTGCCGAAAAGTGCACCCAGAGCATGAGCGGGATGCCCACGGGCGGTGGAGCTGGTGACAAAGTAGGCTTTGCCGTGGAGAGAATCGACACAGAAGAGCGGAACCTCAAGCAGATGGAGCTTGATCTCTGTGAACTGCGCATCGAAGCTGCCCGGCGGGCCTACTGCCTGAGCGGGTCTGCTCGGTCTGAAAAGCAAGCAAAGTGCATCTGCGGCTGGTATATCGACCTGAAGCCCCAAAAGAAGATCGCGGTGGACGTGGGCTTGTCCAGAGACAATTCGGTCTCTACCTACATCCACGAGGGGTTTGATGCTTTGGCAGAAATCTGGGAGGATGTACAAAACGACCATTGAAAGCGCTTTGATTTCTACGCTTTATTTGAATCGTTGTGAAACACATGTGAATCGAAGTGTGGTAAAATGACTACAAGCGGAACCGCGCAAAGCGGTGCGCCGCTTCTCAGCAGCTTCCAAAGCGCGGCCCCGTACGAATTCTCCTTTCGTTCATGCCGCTTAACGCTTTTTCGCTTTGACACCGTGCTTTGCGGGCTGCTTCTATGCGAGAAATGGTGTCCAGACCGACCATGGAGGTTTAGGCGCAGTTCAAGTCTGCAATCTCGCACCGAACGCCGCAAAGTCTGTAACGCGGCAGATCTGACGCATGGAGTGATTCACCACCGGTGTGCGGGTGGGTGTGGGACTCCTGAAATCTTTCCCACGCCCTGAAACCTCCGCCCGTGAACAGCAGCACCGGAAATCCGAGCGGGCCAGCATGCCCCGCAGGATGTGCGTCAACTCAAGCAGCCCCGGCGGCGAACCGTGGGCTGTTTTTATTTGCTATATGGCCGCCTGAGCGCAATGTGGAGCGCGGTGCGTGTGTGTAGGCACGGCTGGTTCGATTCCAAGGGCGGCGTTTTATACTCCAGTAGCTCACAAGTGGTAGAGCGGCGGTCTCCAAAACCGCAGGCTGCAGGTTCGAGCCCTGCCTGGAGTGCCAGACTTTGCATGACCGGGGGACGGCATGCAGAGAGTAGCGGGGCATCTGGCCGCGAAAGTTCCGGATGCAGCGGCAACGTCTTACTGTCCGGTAAAAACAGATTACGGCGTTGCTGCTTATATGCCGTCATAGCTCAACTGGGAGAGCGCCGCCCATTTAAGGCGGGACAACGTTGGTGACACCACATGGCTAGCTTACAACAACCCGATACATCCGAGGCACTGAACCATGCCCCGGCGGGGGCCTGTGGGTGCCGGTTCAAATCCGGCTGACGGCTACCGTGATTTTTAGCTTGAAATAGCTTGAGATTTAGCTTGAGCAATTTCGGGCTTTTTTGTTTTATTGGGAGGTGAGCGCATGGCGTTCGGCGAATCGTACGAGGAGTTTGTTGAAAAGTTCAAGCCCAAAAAGACCACGGATGATTGCTATACACCGCCCAGCGTGTACGCGGTCATACGGGACTGGGCTTGCAATGAATATGGAATCGACCCAGCTAAAATTGTGCGCCCATTCTACCCGGGCGGCGATTATGAGCGCTTCGATTATCCAGAGGGTGCTGTGGTGCTGGACAACCCGCCGTTTTCGATCTTGTCCCGAATCTGCGGATTCTATCTCGATCGTGGAATTTCGTTCTTCCTGTTCGCTCCGTCTTTGACGGCGTTTTCTGGAAGGACAAATACTATGCGGATGAACCATATTATTTGTGACTGTCAAATCGAATATGAAAACGGTGCAATCGTCAAAACGAGCTTTGTGACCAGCTACGGCGGGGACGTCGTAGCGCAGACCGAATCCAGGCTGACGAAGCTTGTAAACGATGAGGTGGAGCTCCTGCGGCGCACCAAAACAGTACAACTGCCAAAGTATACATACCCGGATCATATTGTAACGGCGGCATTGCTTCAACGTTATAGCCGCTATGGCGTTGATTTCAAAGTGCACAAAAAGGACTGCACTCCAATTTATGCACTGGACGCACAACGTTCCACGGGAAAAAGCATTTTTGGCGGTGGATTGCTGCTGTCTGATTGTGCTGCGGCTGAAAGGGCTGCGGCTGAAAGGGCTGCGGCTGAAAGGGCTGCGGCTGAAAGGGCTGCGGCCATAAAATGGGAACTGTCCGCGAGGGAGTGCGCTATTGTAGAGTATTTGAACAGCCATGAAAACTGAATATGACATCAAGACTTTAGGAAGGTGGTGGCAGTGGGTGCGCAGCGGTTGACAGACAAGCAGAAAAAGAAGATCATTGCGGACTATGTGCAGCTGCAAAGTTACCGGGCCGCCGCAAGGCAAAACGGCGTTTCAGACGCAACCGTCCGAAAAATCGTAAAAGGAGACCCGGAAAGTTCGCAAAAGTGCGCACTAAAAAAAGAGGAAAATGCGAAGGACATGCTCTCCTACATGGACAGCAAGAAAGAGCGTGTTCAGGAGATCATAGACGTTTATCTCGGTGTCCTGACTGACCCGGAGAAACTGGAAGGGGCGACCCTGCAGCAGATCACCACGGCGCTGGGCACTCTGATCGACAAGTGGACGGTCATTGATGATCGCAAGAAGGGAGATTCCTTCCACCAGACCGTTGAGGATGACCCCATCACCAAGAGCTTGAAGGAAGAGTTTAAGAAATGAGCTTCTCCCCAAAACAAAAACAGATCCTGACCTTCCCGTATGAAAGCGACTATGATGCCCTGATCTGTGACGGCGCGGTGCGTTCCGGCAAGACCTCCATCATGTCTTTGTCCTTCGTGCTCTGGATGATGGCAGAATTCAACCACTGTTCCTTTGCATTTTGCGGAAAGAGCGTGGGTGCGGTGGAACGCAACATTGTTCAGCCGCTTCTGTCTGTCCGGTACTTGCAGCAGCAGTTCCAGATCACCTATAACCGAAGCGGCCACGTTCTCACGGTGCAGCGCGGCAGCAAGGTAAACATGGTGTACCTGTTCGGCGGCAAGGACGAAAGTTCTTACATGCTCATTCAGGGCATCACGCTGGCCGGGGTGCTTCTGGACGAGGTGGCGCTCATGCCCCGCAGCTTTGTGGAGCAGGCGCTGGCCCGATGCTCTGTCACCGGTGCCAAGTTCTGGTTCAACTGCAACCCGGAGAACCCGGAGCATTGGTTTCGCAAGGAGTGGATCTTACAGGCCAAAAAACACCGGGCGCTGCATCTGCACTTCTTGATGGACGATAACCCGTCACTGGATGAGCGCACCCGGGAGCGTTACCGCAGCATGTACAGCGGCGTGTTCTACGAGCGTTACATTCTGGGCCGCTGGGTGATGGCCGAGGGCCTGATCTACGATATGATGGACACCACCGCCAACACCTACCGCCCGCAGGACGCACCGGTGGGATTCAAGAGCCTTTCCACCCGTACCATTACATGCGACTACGGAACCACCAACCCGACCGTCTATCTCGATGTATACGATGACGGCGAGAAAGTCCGGGCGCATCGGGAATACCGGTGGGACAGCCGCCAGGAACACAGGCAGAAAACAGATGAAGAGTATGCCGATGATTTCATGGAGTTTATGGGGAAAGACCCCTGCGCTGCCATTGTTGACCCGGCGGCAGCATCCTTTATCACAGCTCTGCGCCAGCGCGGCGTTTATGTGATAGAAGGAAACAACGACGTGCTGAACGGTATCCGCAAGTGCAGCACACTCCTTTCCCACCGCGATCTGCTGATCTCCACCGACTGCGAGGGGCTGCTGGATGAACTCGGAACATACCGATGGGACGATAAAGCCGCCCTCATGGGCGTGGAAAAGCCCATCAAACAGCAGGACCACGGCCCGGATGCCCTGCGCTACTATATCAACTCACTGCCTGATTGGAGGTTTGAACGTGCCCAGACGTAACAAAAACCGCCCCGCCGGGGGCACAGAGAAACCGATGACGGCCACGCTGGACGCTTTCTCCAACCCGCTGTTCTCGCTGGGGTACGGCTCACAAAGCCCGCTGGAAGCAACGGAATACCCGCTGACCCGGATGACGGACAACTACGCCCTGCTGAACAGCTTGTACCGCAGCAACTGGGTGGTGCAGAACGTGGTGGGCTTGCTCGTGGACGATATGCTGCGAGAATGGTACGACCTCAAGAGCACCACACCGGAGCAAGGAAAGGCAATCCAGACTGTGGAACGCTCCACCCGGCTCCGTGATCGTGTGAGCACCGGCCTGAAATGGGGCCGCCTGTATGGCGGTGCCGCCGGGCTCATCCTCATTGACGGGCAGGAGGACCTTTCCCGCCCGCTGGATGCCGAAGCGATTCTTCCCGGCAGCTTCCGGGGGCTGTACATCCTCGACCGCTGGCAGGGAATCAGCCCGGATGCAGGCCTGACCTTTGAGGGCGGAGAGCTTGTGCCGGAGTACTACAGCATCAACGATGCCGCCGGGCACACTGCTGCCCGTGTCCATCACTCCCGCCTTGTGCGTTTCGTGGGCAGAGAGCTTCCCGATCTGGAACGGCAGGCGGAGCTTTACTGGGGCGAATCCGAGGTGGAAGCGCTCTATAACGACGTGGTGGCTCACGACAACGTCAGCGCCAACATGGCCGCGTTGACCTTCCAGGCGAACGTCAACACCATGGAGGTAAAGGGCCTGGAGCAGCTGCTCTCCATGTCCAGTCCGGACGTGCAGCGGCGTTTTTGGAACACCATGCAGGCCCAAAAAGTCCTGCGTTCCAATTTCGGAATGCAGCTGGTGGAGCAGGGAAATAAGATCAACAACACCCAGTACACCTTTGCTGGCCTGTCTGACGTGTACGAGAGCATGTGCCTGAACCTGTGCGGTGCGTCCCACTACCCCATGACCAAGCTGTTTGGCCGTTCCCCGGCGGGCATGAACGCAACCGGCGAAAGTGACCTGAAAAACTACTACGACTACGTGGACACCCTGCGGGAAAGCAAACTGCGACCCATTCTGGACAAGCTGCTTCCTGTAGTGGCCCGCAGCGCAGGCATTGAGCAGCTCGACCTTGATGTAACGTTCCCGCCGCTGTGGACACCCACTGCCAGCGAGACGGCGACAATCGCCAAGGAAAAGACCGATGTCATCATTGCGGCGTTTCAGGCCGGGCTTCTGGACGCAGATGTGGCAATGCGTGAGCTCAAGAAACTGGAGGACGAGACCGGCCTGTTCGGCTCCCTGACAGACGAACTGATCGCCGCAAAGCAGGGCCAAACCTACCAGGACGTGACCGCCCTGCGCGACCCGCTGGCGGGGCTGTTGACAGAAAAGACGCGGGAAGATACTGAGGAGGGCGAGTAAAATATGCCTACTCTTGCCCGTGCATCCCCTGAGCGGGAACTGCAGCGCCTCATCCGGCTGTACCTCAAGGCGGAGACGGACATCATCAACGAGATCGGCCGCCTGCGCAGCCGGGGGCTTGTGGACTATCACGCCGTGGCCGCGCTGGAACGGGTGCAGGAGATTCTCCGAAAGCTGGAAACGGATGAATGGGAGTATGTACCCCGCATGGTCGAGGCGCAGTTTTACGTTCATCACCCGGAGGCCAGGACGATTCCCGGCGAGACCGTGGAAAAGCACCTGCGCGGCTACACCAACGCCCAAAGTCTTACCAGCACCCAGACGGACATCGTGCAAAAGCTCACGATGAATCTCATGGGGCAGTTGGTGGACGGGAACATGACGGTGCTCTCTACCTTGCAAAACGCCCTGTTGGGCCGGACTGAGCCGGACGTTTACCGGCGGGTCGGTCTTGAGCAGGTGGCGGCGCAGCAGGCTGTGGGCCGTGGCATCAACCAAGGCGTTCCTGCCTTTGTAAACGCTTTGCGCCGGGAGGGCGTGACGGCGTTCACGGACAAGGCAGGGCGGAATTGGAGCCTGCACACCTATGCCACCATGGTCTCCCGCACCACGTCTCGGCAGGCTGAAATCCTGTCTGTGGTGACGCAGGACGAGGGGCAGGACTTATATCAGATCAGCTCCCACGGCACTACCTGCGCCCTCTGCGCCCCCTATGAGGGCCGGGTATACAGCAAGAGCGGAAAAGACCCGCACTTCCCTCCGCTTTCGGATGCCTTCGGAAAAGTAGACCCTGCAGGGCCGGATGATCTGACGAACAGCTGGCTGAACATCCATCCGAACTGCCTGCACGCCCTTCGCCCCTGGACACCAGCCGGCCGCACCGAGAAAGAGCTGGAACGAATCAGGCGCTTTTCTGACCCCAGAACGAACCCCTACAGCCGGGACCCGCGCACCAAAGCACAGATTGAGGCTTACCGCAAAAAGGAGCAGGGCCGCTCCAAGTGGCTGCGGGATTACCGCCAGTGGGAGAAATACCGCACGGCTCTGGGAGACAAGGTGCCCAAGACCTTTGAGACCTTCCAGCGGCACAAGCTGGCAGATGACGAAAAATATCACAAATGGATGAACGCATACAGAAACGGAGGTGATGCCGATTGATTGCGTACTATGGAAGCAAACTGAGCCCTCACATGACGGAAACGCCGGAGGGCTTTTTGATTTGCCACGATGTCAAAATCGCCCGTACCGGCACGCAGAACTATCTGGCCCGGGAGATCGGGCTGGACGGGATGCCTGAGCGTGTTCTTCAGGTGACACGAAGCGCCGAGGACGTGTTTGACCCGGCGGCAATTGCCAGTTTTGAGGGCAAAGATGTCACCAATACCCACCCTTCGGAGATGATCGTGCAGGAAAATCAGGCCGCCTACTCCAAAGGCCACGCAGAGAATGTGCGCCGAGTGGGTGATTATCTGGTGGCTGACCTGTACCTGAAAGACCCCACGCTGATCTCTGAGGTCAAGAACGGGGCCATGCGGGACGTGTCCTGCGGCTATTACTGCCAGTACGAGGCAGACGGTGCAGGATACCGGCAGACCCATATCAGAGGAAATCACATCGCCATCGTGCCCCGTGGGCGCGCTGGCCGTGATGTCGCAATAAAAGATAGCGCCGCCGAACTTCCGGCGGAGAAAGGCAAGGTAAAACACATGAGCAAGAGCAAGAGTTTGCTGTCTCTGTTCGGTCTGGCGGCAAAGAACGCGGCCCCCGAAGAGCTTGACAGCATGGTGGAGACCGCTGCCGCAGCGCTGGATGCAGCACCCGCCGTTCCGGCGCAGGATGCAAACCCCGCTAAAGACACAGATCCCACTGACACCCAGAATACCGCTGTTCTGGACGCGCTGAACAACCTTTCCGGCAAGCTGGATCAGCTGATCGCTGCCAACACCAAAAAGACAGAGGACAAAGAGCCGGAAGACCTGGACAAGGTAATCGCTGAAATGTCCGGCGAAAAGCCTGACAAAAAGGAAAAGGACGAGGACGAAAGCGGTTCCACCACTGTTCCTTCCGAGGACGAGTGCGCAAAGCCTGCCGCCAATGACAGCGGCCTGGCTCTGCTGAAAGCCATGCGCCCCATCATCAACGGCATTCAGGACAAGGCCACCCGTGATGCCCTGTCCAAGACCCTGATTGAGCAGGTCAAGGGTACCAGCTCCGTGGATGCCATCGCAAAGGCTGCGCAGGACAGCGCCGCCGCTGCCGCCAGCGCAGCCGGCAAGAACAGGTATGAGCAGGCGTGCCAGGCTTCCCAGTCCGCTTATAACGACCGCAATCCCCACATGAAGAAGGAGGGCTAAAAAAAATGTCCCTGAACACTCAGATTATCGGCAAGACCATGCCCCACGGCTTTGCTGGCACTTATGCCCGCCAGCCGGATATGATCGTCAACACCCGCCCCGTTGGCGGCACCGAGAACATCCCCTTTGGCACCGCCCTGAAGTACGACGGCGGCAAAGTCGTGGTGATGGGCGGTGCAGGCACTACCGCTGCACAGTTCGCAGGCATTGCAGGCAGCGAGGTCAAGAGCGCCCTGGTCTATCCTGACCAGAACGGCGGCAAATACGCCCCCGGCGAGGCCTGCAGCGTGTTCCAGCGCGGCAGCATCAACGTGCTGTGCCAGCGCGGTACCCCGGCCCTGGGCGGTGACGTTTACGTTCGCATCGTCAAGACCGCTGACTATGCCACCGCACTGGTCGGCGGCTTTGAGGCGGAAGCAGACGACAAGACCGCCGGGAACTCCGTCAAACTCACCAACTGCCAGTGGGGCGGTGCGGCCGATGCCAACGGCGTGGCCGAGCTGGTCATCCTCACCCGTGCAAACGCCTGATAGGAGGGCTTAGACTATGGCAAATTTCCTGAACGTCGGCACCACCAATGCCGGTACTTTCACCGTAAACAACGCCGGTGCTGCACTGCCCGGCAGCACTCCCACCATGGACGCAGCTGCCATCCAGAGCGGCAATGCGTTCCTCACCAGCGAGCTTGAAAAGCGTGACCCGCTGATCCGCAAGCCCCTCACCAGCGTCACCTATCCCCGTGATATCCCCATCGAGGTAGGCGGCGGCTGGGTGGATTACGTCTCCGCCATGTCCATGGCCTACGGTATGGCAGGCGGATCCGGCGCTTCTGCCGTCAACGGCGGCGGTTCCAACGGCATCCCTGTGGTGCAGGCCAGCGTGAGCAAGGGTGCATTCAAAGCCCATGTCTTTGCCGCCGCTCTGCGCGTCATGTTCGTGGATATGCAGCGCGCAAACTTTATCGGCCGCAGCCTTGACCAGATGCTGCAGGACGGCATCCGGCTGGCTTATGACAAGCACATGGACCAGAACACCTACATCGGTTTCGACGAGTACGCTACCACCGGCCTGGTCAACAACCCCGATGTCACCAAGACCACTGCCGCAACTTCCGGCACCGGCTCCTCTTCCAAGTGGGCGGACAAGACCCCCAAGCAGATCCTGACGGACATCAACAATGCCATCACTGCCGTGTGGGCTGCCAACGAGTACGACGAGGCCGGTATTCCCAACCACATCCTCATCCCCTACGAGCAGTACAGCTACATCACTACCACCATGGTGAGTGACCTGGGCACTGAAACCATCTACGACTTCCTGAAGAAGCACAACGTGGCCGCAAACCACGGCGTGGATCTGGAAATCGTTCCCACCCGCTGGGTCAAAAGCGCTGGCACTTCTGGCGGTGACCGCATGGTGGTGTACGTCAACAACCGCCGCTTTGTCAAGGCGGACGAGCTGGTGCCCCTGTCCCGCGTGATGAGCGCCCCCAACGTCACCAATGTCTGCTACGACACCGCCTATATGGCAAACGCATCCGAGGTGCAGCTCATGTATCAGACCTCCATGCTGTACGTGGATGGCATCTGATCGGGAGGGAAGAAAAATGGCTTTCGTACTTTCCAAAGCAAATATTATTCTGCCCAGCGCAGACGGCTCCCAGACCTTCCCGCTCCACCGGGAGCAGCTGGTCGAAGTGCCGGACTGGGCGGCAGAGACGGCTTACTTCAAGGCGCTGGTGGCCGATGGTGACATCGTACCCACGAGCCGCAGCGACAAGGCCGTACAGGATGCCGCAGACAAGCCCGTCCGCAAGAAAAAGACTGCGGACTGGGACAAGCTTGCCGAACCTCAGGAGCCTGCTGACCAGCAGGAAGACTGAGAGGCTGCCCATGTGCTGGACGATGAAACCGCAGTTTCAGGGCATTCTTGCACAGGCCGCAAATCTGGGGCAGAGCGTGGGCAATTACACCGCAGAGCAGTTCAAGGCGGAATACCCGCAATTCTGTGACGCGGACGGCAATTGCCACCTGCCGGATGCGATGCTGGAAGAGATCGTGAAAATGGCAAACATTAGCATTCAGCCGGATAAATGGCTGGACAGCTGGCATTATGCCGTGGGCCTTTATGTGGCCCACTACGTCACTTTGCAGTTGCGCACCTATGCAGAGAGCACCGCCACCCCGGCGCAGGCGGCAGCGTCCGGCGCTCTGGTGGGTGTGGTGAAGTCGGCAACGCTGGGCGACAGCTCCGTGACCTACGATACCAGTGCATTGACCGCAGGAACGGCGGACTGGGGCGACCTGAACGCCACCACCTACGGCCAGATGCTGGCAAACCGTGCCCGCTTTATCGGTGCGGCCGGAACTTTTGTGATGTGAGGTGCACCCATGAACTGGAATGACTGGTATACCGACCTGATGGAGATCAGGCGCACGGAAACCGTGAAGGACGGAAATTTGACCCGAAAGGAACGGAAGGTCGTCTGCTCCGGTGTTCCGTGCCGGGTGTACCGCAGCCAGGACAAGGCCCCGACGATGACCCAGACAGCAGCCAATGTTCAGAAAACGGACAAGCTGGCCTGTGATATCAATGTGGATATCAAGCCCGGTGATGAGCTAGTGATCCACAGAGGGGCGCGGCTGGGATACGCACTGCAGGAGACCCGGTACTTCGCCGGGGATCCTGACCTGTACTATGAGCCCTTCGGGGCAGTGCTGCCCGGGCTGGCCCACCAGGAGATCACGCTTCTCAGTCAGGAGCGTGTGAAATGAACCTGCAGGAGTACATCAAGAAGCTGGAAGCGGCGCAGGCTGCTTTGCCAGAAATGCTCGCAGACGTTGCCCGCAATGCCACCCTACGGGCCGTGGAAGCGGCGCAGGATAAGACCCCGCCTACGGCTGACAGCCTGAGCGGCACCAATACCCGCACCGGAGAGCTGAAACAGCACTGGGCGACTGACAGTCGAACAGAACCCGAAAGGCAGGGCGGAGAGATTGTCACTGAGCTGAACAATAACAAGGAGTATGCCTCCTACGTCAACGATGGCCACCGGATGGACAAGCACTTCGTGCCGGGTCTGTACGCAAACCCCTATACCGGAATGCTGGAGTACGACCCGGGCCGCCGGGGCGAGGTTTGCATGATGGTGGGCACGAAAACAACCTATGTTGATGGCCTGCACATGTCAGATGCGGGCATCGAAGCATACCGGAGCACAGTGAAAGCTGAGGCGGAAAAAGCCGTGAACAAGCTGGGAGAGATGCTGAAATGAACTTTACCATTACAACGCTGGCCCGGTCTCTGGCGGAGTATTTGGCTCCCTTCCTGCCCGGTGTGCAGATGTTGGAAGACCCTGCACAGCAAGGCGTGGAGCCGCCCTGCATGTTTATCCAGCAGCGGGGCAGCGATATCAAGCCT